GGGGTGGGGGAGAGATCTTCTTAACAAGGATTGACCGCGAAGGAACGATGGAAGGTTACGACCTAGATTTGATCAAAGCGGTATCGGAAGCCGTTTCGATACCGGTAATCGCGCACGGCGGGGCTGGCACCTATTCAGACTTCCATAAAGCCATCCTCGCCGGAGCCGATGCGGTAGCGGCTGGCGCCATGTTTCAATTCACGGACGCAACCCCAAAAGGGGCGGCGGAATATCTTGCAGCGCAAGGAATCGAGGTGAGGCTATGAGACTGATCCCAATTCAAGAAGTCGCCGACGCCGCGGCCTACCTGTACGCCTTGCTGCTTGAACGCGAGCCGCATCAGAACATCAGCCACAAGACTATGCCGACCGTCGATGAGCATCTAGCCTTCGTTCGAAGCAATCCGTATGCAGAGTGGTATCTGCTGGTGCGTGGGGTTAATACCTGCATAGGGGCCATCTACCTCACGCGCGCCAACGAGATCGGGATATTCGTTTTCAAGCGACATCAGGGGCGCGGCTACGGGAAACTGGCCGTACAGATGATGATCGATCGGCACAAAGGACAGCGAATCCTCGCCAACATCGCGCCAGGCAACACCTCATCGCGCAGCATGTTTGAAAAACTTGGCTTCACCCTGATTCAAAACACATTCGAGAGGACGGAGAAATGACCAAAAACAAAGGACGAGAGGTTGTTGAAACATGGGGTGAAGACCTGCTGATTGCCAGCGGAATCAGGTTCGGAACCGGGACGTTCGATGTTTCTGGGAAATTGTTTGTATGGGTTGAACTCGTATCGAAAGATGGAACCCCGTTTGCGCGTGGTCAGATGGAGTTGCAAGAAGCCAAATCATCCGCGCGCAGCTTTGAGGAAGAAATTGCTTACATAGAAAATCTTCCGGAAAAATCGACGCCACTTCAATAAGGAAAGATCATGAACGCAAGCCCTGAGAATTCAAACCACGAAGCCATCATCTCCCTGCTGATCTGGAAGATGCGTCACTCCCTGCCCGCCTTGGTGGTGCAGATCACCCAAGCCGATCGGGAAGCCTTCAAGCAGTCACTGGAGTACAACGAGCAAGTGGTCAAGGTCAATGTCGAAGACAGGCACGGCACCACACTGGTTCATCTGACCGATGAAAAGACCGGCGACCAGATCATTGTGACCGAGAACAACGAGGCCGACCTGGACAAGGGCGAAGCGGCCAAACGGCTGCGGATGGTCAAACAGTCCGCTCCTGACTTGGCGAATCAACTGCGGCGCGACATCGCAAGCGGATCGTGGGCGGATTCCATGATTGAGGAGGTATGCGCGGCACTGGTGACGTTGGGGCGGTCATGAGGGAAGTCAAAGACATAACTCCGTTTCAAGCCGAGGCTGCGGCGTGGTTTCCACCTGAAACTCTGGCATGCAATGAAATCGTGTCGATGACCGTGTTCATGGACAGGTTATTTGTGGCAACGAAGGGCGGCGTATTCGTCAAGGGCGATGATGACGTGTTTCGGCCGATGGCTTTTGAATGGGAGAAGCCGCCATGCCCCCGATGATCGTCGCCGAGATCGGCGGAAACCATCTCGGAGTGCTTAACCGCGCAGTGGATTTGATTGTTGCGGCGCGGGATGCGGGGGCTGACGCAGTAAAGCTCCAGTGTTTCACGCCTGAACAGATGGCAGACCCGGGCGTCAAGATTGAATCCGGGCCGTGGGCCGGCAGAGACTTGCTTGACCTGTACCGCGAAACCCATACTCCAAAGGACTGGTTCCCGTCGTTATTTGAGTATTCGCGCCGGCTTGGCTTGATCCCCTTCGCCAGCGTGTTCCATCCTGACGACGTGGATTTCCTCGAAACGCTGGATTGCCAGGTGTACAAAATCAGCAGCTTCGAGATTACCGACCTACCCCTGATTCGCTACGCCGCCAAGACCGGGAAGCGGATCATCATCAGTACGGGGATGGCGAATGGGCAAGATATTGCATGTGCTGCCGCGGCTGCCGGGGAGGCATTGATCAAACCGACTTTGTTGAAATGTACCAGCGCCTACCCGTCCGCTCCGCAGGATGCGAACCTGCTGGCAATGCGCGCCCTTAGTCATTTGTTCCACTGCCCATGCGGCCTATCTGACCATTCACTAACTACCGCCATCCCGGTAGCCGCTGCCGTCCTTGGGGCATCGGTGATCGAGAAGCACCTTACCCTGAGCCGTGCCGACGGCGGCCCGGATGCTGCGTTTTCCTTGGAACCGCACGAATTCAGTGCTATGGTACGAGATGTACGCGATGCCGTAGCCGCCCTGGGTGAGGTCAAGTTCGGCCCGACCGACTCGGAAGCATCAAGCCTACCCTTCCGCCGTAAGCCGGGAGGAAAGCGCGGATGAAGATGGTTGCCAGAGTCCGAAGACGCAAAGATGGTACGTTTCAGGCAATGGTGCAACAGGTAAGTGGCGTAGTGGTTTGGGCGTGTGAGCATTCACACTCCTACGGAACCAGCAATAGAGTGAAACAGGACGCGGCAAGCAAGTGCGGGTTTGCGAAACTCAAGGAACTGAGGGATGACCAAGGCAAAGGATAAGAAGCCGGCGAAGCGGGGGAAACTCGGAACGTCGAAGCAATCAGCCGATGAGAAGAAGCGCCTGTTTGCTGAGGCATATTTGTCCAATGGTGGAAATGCCACAAAAGCCGCACTAGCAGCGGGATACACGGAAAGCGGGGCCAGCAAACAAGGCTATCGCATGTCCAAAGACCCATACATTTTGTCCATTATCGGACAAGGCCAGAAGGAAATCCTCGCAAAGTACCGACTGACCGCAGAGGACGTGTATCGGTCAATCGCGCAAGAATTGCATTTTCATCCCGCCAAGCTTTACAACGAGAGCGGCGGGCTGAAGCCAATCCATGAACTGGATGACGATACCGCTATGGCCCTGACCGGCATAGAGGTTCAGGAAATCGGGGGCGGCGATGCTCCTGTGGTTGTCACCCATAAGCTGAAGTGGAGCACCAAGAACCAGGCGCGCGAACAACTGATTAAGTTGCTCAACATGTACGGCGAGAAGCCACCTGATCCAGATGAAGGCAAGCAGGTAACTCGTGACCTGATCGAATCCGCCCGGGCAATAGCATTCACCCTTGCAAGAGCCGCGAAACTGGTTGAAAAGAAGTAGCCATCTCCTTCTTGCAATACCCATAAACAGCGTGTAAAAGTGCGCCCGTGGTATCAGGGCGGCATGACTGCGTCCGAGGGGGAAGCGTACCGGCCCGGCGACCGGACTCCGCAGCAGCCGTCACGGCAAGCAAATACAAAGGAGAATCACCATGAGCAGCTTGACTACCCTCCGCAACAGTATCCTGACCAGCATCTACGGCCGCAGGCTTGGCCTGAATAAGAACGAATTTGTTGTCGGGACGAAAGACATCGCCAAAGCCACGCAAGATATCGGCACCGGCACCACGGCATCCAGCACCGGCACCGAAATCCTCAACTACGGCATCACCAGCCTTGCGGTTGCTACAGCGGCAGCAACTACCGGGTCGAGCTACGGCACGACTGAAGTTGCTGGCGTGTTTGCCCTTGCCGCTCCTGAGCCCGGCGTCGAAAAGCTGGTCTATACCGCGTCGAGTCATTCCACGATGCTGATTAGCGTCCAGTGTTCCACGGGCGTAACGATCATCGCGACGTCTGCAGGTTCGACCTTCGGCGGGTTCAGTTTCAACGCGCCTGGTCAGTACATGCGCCTGATCGGCCTGAGCACGTCGAAATGGCTTATGGCAGGAGTCTCTACCGGCGCATCGGTCGCGACGACCTGATTTTTAACCGTCCTGAGGAGGATAACAATGAAGTTGGCAATCATCGGCAGCGCCCCGTCGAGTATCAACCTTGCTCCATTCGGCGATCCTGAGTGGAAGATTCTTGCATGCTCTCCGGGCGTCTATGCCTCTTTGCCGCGGTGCGATGCGTTCTTCGAGTTGCACCGCTGGGAGCCAGGCATCATCGGCAAGCCGCATACACAGAAGCAGTGGTTTTCGCCGGAATACGTCGCCTGGATGGGCATGCAAAAACTGGTCTGGATGTACGAGGCTGTTCCGCAAATCCCGAACTCTCGGCGCCTGCCGGTCGAAGACCTGGAATCGAAGTACGGCACCTACTTCTTCACGTCCTCGATCGCGTGGATGATGGCCTGCGCCATCGAAGACATTCTCGAGGAACGCCAGCAGCGCAAGACCGCCGGCCTCGAACCGAACCAGGACATCATCGGTCTTTGGGGTGTCGATATGTCGGCCACGGAGGAATGGGGCTACCAGCGTGCAGGGTGCCAGCATTTCGCCCTGCTCGCCGCTGACCTTGGGATTCAGGTCTATGTGCCTCCCGAGTCCGATCTGCTGCGCCCGCAACCCCGCTACGGCATCGATGAATCAAGTCACTGGATGATCAAATGCACTGCGCGCATGAACGAACTGACCGCGCGCCGGGCCGGTGCGGCGAATTCGGCGGAACGCTACGCGAGGGAAGTCCAGTTCCTCGACGGCGCCATTGACGACCTGAAGTACATGATGGCGACCTGGTGCGGAGATCGGGAAGGGAAGGGCACGAGCTACGAGATCATGGCGCAGAGTCCGATTCTGCGCGAGGCGGTGCTTCAATCCGTTCCGCAGCCTGTGGTGGCAGATTCAGAACTTCGCGACCCTGAGCAAGAAGGCCGCCACCGCGCCAAAACCAGCCCTGTCCGCTTGATGGGGTAATATGGGCGCCCTTGACGAGTACATCGAACGGCTAAGTGCTCTGCCTCCAAAAGAGGCTGATAGGCTGGCCGTCGATGCGCTCGCTCAAGTGAAAGACCTGATGTGGATTCCGAACCCGGGACCACAGACTGATGCCTACTTCTCGGACGCCGACGAACTGCTCTATGGCGGCGAGGCTGGAGGCGGGAAGACCGCCCTTGTCGTTGGTCTATCACTGACTTGCCATAGTCGCAGTCTGGTTCTCCGCAGGACAAACAAAGAGGCAGAGAAACTGTTTGATGACTACGCCAAGATCATCGGCCATGAGGATGGATGCAACCGGCAGAAGGGTTGGCGCATCAACGGCAAGATCATTGACATTGGGGGTTGCGAGCAGGAGAAGGACAAGCAGAAGCGCAAGGGCATCCCGCACGACCTGAAAGCCTTCGATGAATTGGTCGACTTCACGCAGTCTCAATACGAGTTCATCATCGCGTGGAACCGATCTGTCGAACCAGGGCAGCGATGCCGAATTGTCGCGACAACCAATCCGCCGACAAGCCCCGAGGGTATGTGGGTGGTCAAGAGATGGGCCGCGTGGCTTGATCCGAAGCATCCGAATCCTGCAAAGTCAGGTGAATTGCGGTGGTACACCACAATCGGAGGGGTTGAGACTGAGGTCGATGGCCCCGGCCCCCATTGGATCGATGGCCGCGACGTAACGGCGAAGTCTCGAACCTTCATCCGGGCGAGGCTCGATGACAATCCAGACCTGACGCGTGACGGAAGCTACGCCGCCCGTTTGGACGCGCTCCCCAAGGAACTGCGCGAAGCCTACCGTGAAGGCAAGTTCGATGCATCGTTGAGAGATCAGCCGTTCCAGGCTGTCCCGACAGAATGGGTCAGGCTCGCAATGGGGCGGTGGGAACAGGGTTCTCCCAACGGTGTGCCAATGTGCGCGATGGGCGTCGATGCTTCGGGGGGTGGCGAAGACCCGATGACCATCGCCATGCGGTACGACGGCTGGTTCGCGCCTATTGTGGAGATTCCCGGCAAGGACATTCCTCCGGACAGGCCGGGCAAGTACGCGGCCGGTATGGTCGTGTCCCATCGGCGCGACAACGCAATAGTGATCATTGACATGGGCGGTGGTTACGGTGGCCCGACTTATGAACAACTGAAGGAAAACAGCATTACCTGCCAAGGCTACAAGGGGTCCGAAGGTTCCGTTCGCAGGACTGAAGACGGACAATTGAAGTTCAAGAACAAGCGCACCGAAGCCATTTGGAAGTTCCGCGAGGCACTTGACCCGGCGCAACCCGGTGGAAGTCCGATCATGCTTCCGGATGACCAGATGCTGCTTGCCGACCTTTGCACTCCGACGTTCAAGATGGAACGCGGCGAGATCATCATCGAGTCGAAAGAGGATGTTTGCGCGAGGCTTGGCAGATCAACCGACCGCGGCGATGCTGTTGTGATGGCGTGGTCTGCTGGTCCTACCTACATCACAGATGGGCAGATGTGGGCACAGAAAGCAGAGGAGGCCCGTCCATTCGGACGTAACCCGCAGGTCGTGATGGGCCGGCAGAACAGGAGATAGATCATGTCATGGGAACAAGTATTAGGATCGGTTGCGGGCTCGCTTATATCCGGTTTGTTCGGCGGCAATGATTCGCAACCTGCTGCCGCTCCAGCGGCGCCAAAGGTTGAACCTGTCACACCAATGCCGACGCCAAACGATGCCGCGGTCAAAGAAGCTAAGCGTAAGTCGATTGCGGCGATGACCGCAAGGCAAGGGCGAGCTTCGACCATTCTGACCGGTAATGAAGACTCTGCTGGTGGAGGCGGATCAACGCTCGGGGGCTGATCATGGACATCAAGCAGCTTTATGATTACGCGGAGAATTGCTTCAGCAAGCGATCGAGTTTCATGCTGATGCTCCAGTCCATTGCCGAGAATTTTTATCCGCAGCGCGCTGACTTCACGGTGACTCGGACATTTGGCGAGGAGTTTGCTGGCGACCTCATGAGCAGCTATCCGCTACTGTGTCAAAGAGACCTGCAGGATCAGGTCGGAACCATGCTGCGTCCTACAGCTAAAGAGTGGTTCAAGACTTCACTCCAGCACGGCCTGACCGCCGACAACGAAGCGCAACGGTGGATGCAGTACGCAACCAAGGTCATGCGCCGAGCGATGTATTCCCCTACCGCGCAATTCACCAAGGCCATGAAAGAAGGGGATGGAGACTATTCCTGTTTCGGGCAAACGGTGACATCGGTACGTCTGAATCGCATGAGAAACGGACTCCTGTACCGCTGCTATCACCTTCGTGATGTGGCTTGGATCGAGAACGCCGACGGCAAAATCTGCGCCGTGTTCCGCAAGTACAAGATGTGCGCTCGCGACCTGCAATCCCTATTCCCCGGCAAGGTCCATCAGAAGGTAAATGATCTGGTGACTCGGAACAAGGGCATGGAAGAAGTCGAGTGCATGCATATGGTCGTCGAGGCCGACGTGTACGACGACAAAGGGAAGTTCCCTTACTGGTCGCTGCATTATGACTGCCAGCACAAGCACATGATGGAGAACGTCAATACCTGGAATCGGGAATACAACATCGAGCGTTGGCAGACGGTTTCAGGCTCTCAGTACGCATTCAGTCCGGCGACGATTGCGGCCCTACCGGAAGCGCGCCTGTTGCAGTCCATGACCTACACGCTCCTGGAAGCAGGCGAGAAGACCACGAATCCGCCGATGGTGGCAACAAAGGATGTTGTCCGGTCTGATGTTGCAATCTACGCCGGGGGCTTGACGTGGGTGGATCGGGACTACGACGAGCGCCTTGGAGATGCTCTCCGCCCGATGACCATTGACAGCCGCGGGCTTCCGTTTGGTGCCGAACAGGCGAGGGACTCGCGCGCCATGCTCATGCAGTGCTTCTACCTGAACAAACTGGCATTGCCTCAGCGCGGCCCGGAGATGACCGCCTACGAGATCGGCCAGAGAATTCAGGAGTACATCCGCGGCGCCCTTCCCCTGTTCGAACCGATGGAAGCCGAACGCAACGGGCAAGTCTGCGACCTGACCTTCGAAATACTTTTCAGGAATGGTGCATTCGGTTCTCCGCAGGACATGCCGAAATCTCTATCCGGAAAGGAAATCGGTTTCGAGTTTCAGTCTCCGCTTCATGATGCCATCGAAGCCCAGAAGGGGCAGAAGTTCATTGAGATGCAGCAGATGATTGCCGAGGCGATTCAACTTGATCCGAATGTTGCAGCCCTGCCCGACACGACCGTCATCCTTCGTGACGTACTGGATGGCATTGGAGTGCCGGCGAAGTGGGTCAGACCTGACTCTGAGGTTCAGGCTATGATTGCTCAACAGCAGGCACAACAGCAAGCCGCACAGTTACTGGCTGGGCTTGAACAAGGATCGGTGATTGCGAAGAACCTTGCCGGGGCCAATACTCCGATGGCGGTAGCGTGATGGCGAGCGAGCAACCCGACCGGCCAAGGAAGAAGGCGCTATCCGAGTCTGCTGCGTGGCTTCCGGTTCCTTACGAACTGGCCGATGCGACCGCGATTCAGGCATTGAACGCCGGGACTGCCGACAGTCATCAACAGAAGCGGGCTTTGGCGTGGATCATCAATCAAGCCGCGGCGACCTATGAAATGCCCTACCGGCCCGAGTCTTCGCGGGATACCGACTTCATGCTTGGCCGTGTCTTCGTCGGGCAGCAGATCGTCAAGATGTTGAAGCTTGCCGTAGGTGCATTGAGGCGCAACGAGCCGAATGCCGACGCAGGCGAACAGGTTTAACCAGAGGAGGAGTGAATCATGAGGGTACGTAATCAGTGGTTTCGATTGATGGCGCCGGAGGATGACAAGGGCGGCGAAGGTGGTGGTGCTGGTGGTCAGGATGAAGGAGGCGGCGCGGCTGGCGGCGCAGACGATAAGGCTGGAGCCGGTGGGGGTCAAGGTTCTGATGATGGCGCCAAAGGCGGACAAGGCGCCGGAAACAAAGACGACGGCCCTATTTGGCGCGAAGACTGGCGAACCCAGATCGCCGGGACCGACGAGGCCATTGCGAAACGCCTGTCCCGCTATTCCAGCCCGAAGGACGTTGCAAACGCCTTGCTGTCGGTGCAGAACAGAATCAGCGCCGGGGAGCTTCGCTCCGCTCTGCCGAAGAACGCTACCGATGATCAGGTCAAGGCGTGGCGGCAGGAGAACGGAATTCCTGAAGCGCCGGACAAGTATGAACTGAAACTCGCCGATGGTCTGGTCGTTGGTGATGACGACAAACCTCTCATCGACAACCTGCTGAAGTCCATGCACAAGGTCAATGCTCCTGCTGGAATTGCTTCCGAGGTCGTGAATTTCTACTACGCAACCAAGGAAGCAGAAGAGGCAGCCAGGCAGCAGAAGGACGCCGATGCTGCAAGGGCATCTTCCGACGCCCTGCATGCCGAGTGGGGCGCCGAGTTCCGACCGAATATGAACATGATCGAAGGGCTTCTCGATACCGCTCCGGCTGGTGTGAAAGACCTGATCAAGTTCGGGCGACTCTCAGACGGTACACCGATCATGGCGCACCCTGACGCCATCCGATGGCTGAACAACATGGCCCGCGAGATCAACCCGGTGACTACGGTGGTTCCGAATGCCGGCGCCAATGTATCGGGGGCGATTGATGACGAGTTGAAGAAGATCGAAACCACGATGCGAACCGACCGGAAGGCATACAACGCTGACGAGAAGATGCAGCAGCGGTATCGTGACCTTCTGAATGCAAAGGAAAGGGCCAGCAAAAAGGCCGCTTGATCCACTTGCATTACATAAAATAGGCGTGTAAAAGTCACGCCACAACTGCGGAAACCCCGGCAATCGAAAGGTTGCCGGCGCCGCCGAAGCACCCGAACACCAGGAGCTAGGCGCCGTAAGGCTTGAATGCCGGTCCTCGCAAGAGATACCCCGGCAAGGAAGGCGGAACGGATACCCCGAGCGACGGTTAATCCAATCGTTTCTTAAGGAGAATCCATCATGGCAGACACTGCCTTCCAGATCCAGTACCGCCAGGAATACATCGCTGGCTTTGAACAACACGCATCGCTTCTGCTCGAAACGGTCACTACCGACGCCGTGATCAAGGGCAACCAGGCGATCTTCCTCGTCGCAGACTCCGGTTCCGCCTCTGCCGTCACTCGTGGCGTCAATGGCCTGATCCCGGCCCGCGCCGACAACAACACGCAGAACACCTGCACCCTGAGCGAATGGCATGATCTGGTCCGCAAGACCGGTTTCAACGTCTTCGCGTCCCAAGGGAACCAGCGCGCCATCATGCAGATGACCAGCATGGGCACCCTGAACCGCAAGATCGACTCGCAGATTATCACGGAACTGAACACCGGCACCGTGACGGTTGGCGCTGCTTCTGCTACTCCTTCTGTTTCGCTGTTCCAGAACATGCGTGTCAAGCTGTCGAATGCATCGGTGCCGTGGGACTCGAATATCACGTTCCTCTGCCAGCCGTCGTTCCTGGCTTTCCTGGAGCAGGCGCCCGAGTTCAACAACGCGCAGATCGTCGATGTCAAGCCGTACGCCGGAGATACCCCGTCGTGGCGCGACAAGCCGATGACCTACAAGTGGCGCAACGTCCTGATCGTGGAACACCCGAACCTGCCGGGCAAGGCGACCACGAGCGAGAAATCGTTCCTGTACCACAAGACCGCCATTGGTCAGGCAATGGACCGCGCAGGCATGCAGACTCCGGTCGGCTACAACGAGGAGCAAGATTACTCGTGGGCACGCTCCAGCGCATTCATGGGCGCCAAGCTTCTCCAGAACGCTGGCGTCGTAGTGGCAACGACCGACGGCACCGTGTACGGCTGATCAACCAACTTCTGAAGGAGAATTCAAATGGCCTACTCTGGCACCACGGCGGCAAGTTCCGCGCAATTCCCTCCCGTCATCCTCGCCCAAGCAATGGGCGGCGGTCGTTCGGGTTCCACCACTACCCCTGTCGGGTCGAAGTTGTGGCTGTTCAGCACGACCGATACGTCGACCGGGCCTTTCGTTGCCGGGTATTTCTCCGATGGCTACGAGTTGGGCATGAAGCAGGGTGACGTTGTTATCGTCGCCGCGCAGACCTCGACTGTCGCCTCGTCCGGCACGCTGTATCTCGGCATGGTGTCGTCCGTCAGTTCCACTGGCGGCGGCACGCAACTGAGCACGTTCAGCTTCATTTCTTCGACTTAACGCAGCGGGCTTTACCCGGCGGCTTCGGTCGCCGGGATTTTCAATAGATGGAGGAACCCATGTCCGAAACCACTCAGGCGCCGGAAGTTGCGGCCGAAACAAAACCCAAGCGAGCAATTCAAGAACTGCAACCTTCGCGCATGAAGGAATGCGAATTCGAGCGCACCGTCTATACCTGCACCGCGCACGAGAACACCACTCCCGATGACCTTCTGGAGCCGGCCTACTGGACCCACGTCGCCGAGAAGTTCAAGCCGTTTGACAAGGTTGAAGCCCGCGCCGACGATGGTACGTGGTACGCAGAATACATCGTTCTAGAAACATCCCGGCGATGGACGCGCATGCACTTGCTTTCGAAGCACAACCTGACTACCGCTGATGTCTCGGTGACTCAGGCCAAGCTTCAAGAGTTCGTCGTTGAATACAAGGGGCCGCACAAGTTGCATTGTGTGATCCGCGTATCCGATGGCGCTATCCTGAAGGACGAACTGCGCACCAAGGCTGACGCAAACGACTGGCTTGCCGGGCGGATCAAGGCCGGTATCTGATGGCAACCAGCAGGCTCAAAATCTACAACGGCGCGCTGCTGATCTGCGGCCAGCGTCAGCTTTCGGGCCTGTCCGAAGAAGTTGAATCCCGCCGTCTTTTGGATAACGTCTGGAACGATGACGGGGTCGATTACTGCTTGTCCGAAGGGCAGTGGCGCTTTGCCATGCGGGCGCAGAAGCTTGACTACAGCACAAGTATCACGCCTGACTTTGGTCTTCGTCGGGCCTTTGAAAAGCCTACCGACTGGCTGCTGACTTCTGCCGTTTGTCAGGACGAGTATTACCGGACTCCGCTTCTTCAATACACCGACGAAGCCGGCATTCTCTATGCCGACCTGGATAAAATCTACGTCAAGTTCGTGTCGAACGATACCGGCTATGGTGGGAATCTCGCCCTGTGGCCGCCGTCCTTTACCGAGTACGTCAAGCACTACTTCGCCGCGAAGATCATCAGCAAGCTGACCGCTGACAAGCAGCGCATGCAAGCCCTGCTCACTCCGAAAACCGGACTGCTGGATCAATCCCTGCTGAACGCCAGAAATCGGGATGCCATATCCGAGCCGACCAAGTTCTCCGCGCCGGGAAGTTGGACGCAATCCCGCCGCGGTAGTCGTGGCGGCCGCGGGTTCGACGGCGGCAATCAAAATTCTCTGATCGGGTAATCATGGCCCGCAAGATCACGCCGGTCAGCCTCTACGATAACGGCGATGATCCGGATGTCTTGTTTGACCGCGAAAGCGGGACGCTTACGCTTCGCGGGATTGTCCTGATTCTTCCAAAGGGGGCCGGGTTTGGAATCAAAGTTGACCCAGATGATGACGTTTTCACATGGCGCGACCTTGAGGGGCCGATAAGTATCGGTCCGACTGCAGCAGGGCGTCCGACCCTAACCAACTACGATACTAATGTCGAAGATTGGGCGTTTGGTGCTGGAGATCACTATGGGCCGCTGAAGTACCACATACCGCATGATTGGGCTCCGAGCAGCGATTTGTTTGTACATATTCATTGGTCACATAATGGGACAGATATTTCAGGGGCGTTGGTGACTGATTACTTCTATACATATGCGAAGGGCCACGGTCAATCTGCCTTCCATACTGAAAAGAATATAACTCAAACTGTTGGAAGTCTGACTATAGCCAACACGCCGACAAAACAACATCGGATTGATGAAATTCAGTTGTCCGCATCAAACCCAAGCGCATCGCAGATTGACACTGACGACATCGAGCCTGACGGGTTGATTATCATGCATTTTGACGTGCCGACAATTCCGACGATAACGGGTGGTGCGGCCAAGCCTTTTATTCACTATATCGACATACATTATCAATCAACCAACGTTGGGACAAAGCAGAAGGCTCCCGACTTCTGGACCTGATATGGCTGAAAGAACCTTACCGCTTATTAGTTTCAACCGCGGCCGCGTTTCACGGCTTGGACTTGCTCGTCAGGATGTCAAGCGGATTGCGATGTCCGCCGAGACTCAGACCAATTGGGTGCCTACCGTTCTTGGCTCGATGTCGATTCGTCCCGGCATGGGGTACAAAGGGGCGACCAAGAGCAACGCCGCGGCAAAGATGCTTGAATTCGTGTTCTCCGTGTCCGACAAAGCTTTGCTTGAACTTACCGCCTTGATCATGAGGATCTGGGTGTCGGATGCTCTTGTTACTCGGGCGGCCGTTTCCACTGCTGTCACGAATGGCAACTTCGACGCCAACATCAACAGTTGGACGGACAGCGACCAAGCCGGCGCCACGTCCGCATGGGTAACCGGTGGGTATATGGGGCTGACCGGTACAGGAACAAATGCCGCTATCCGCGACCAGACCATCACCGTAGCTGCTGCGGATCAGAACGTCGAACACGGACTCAGGATCGTGATTCAGCGCGGGCCTGTGACTCTACGGGTCGGATCGACTTCAGGGGGTGACGAGTACATCACCGAAACGACTCTATTGACCGGTGTCCATTCGCTTGCCCTCACACCTACCGGAGATTTTTACATCCGGTTCCTGAGCCGGCACAAGCGACAGACCCTTGTGGATTCCTGCAACATCGAAGCGGCTGGTGTGGTTGAAATCGCTACACCGTGGGCCGCTGCTGATCTTGACCTAGTTCGATTCGATCAATCCGCAGACGTCTTGTTTTGCTGTGGGGGTGGTTACCAGCAACGAAGGATCGAAAGGCGCGCGACTCGCTCATGGTCTGTCGTTCTGTATCAATCGGATGATGGGCCTTTCCGGGTCATGAATACCGGGCCGGGCACAATGGTTGCTGCTGCGCTGTCGGGGAACTCGACCCTGACCAGTTCCATCGCGTTCTTCCGATCAACGCATGTCGGGGCGTTGTTCGCGGTTACTTCCACCGGGCAAAGTGTGTCGAAGTCGATGGGCGTTCTCAATGACGCAACCGCTTCCATTGAAGTCACTGGTGTAACGACAGACCGGGCCTTCACAATCGTCCTGACCGGGCTTTCTGCTACTGGTAACACGGTAATCCTTCAACGATCTTTCGATGATGCGGTATGGGCGGCTGTCTCTGGTAAGTCATGGACGGCCGACACAACTGAACCCTACACCGATGGACTGGATAACCAGATTGTCTATTACCGCCTGCTGTGCTCCGTCTATGCCGCAGGGACAACCGCGGCAAGCCTAACCATTTCAACCGGTTCCATTCGTGGGGTGTGCCGGGTTACGGCTTTCACTTCTTCGACGGTGGTCGATATCGAGATCATCGAGGATTTTGGTTCCCTGACGGCGACTGCTGATTGGGAAGAGGGCCAATGGTCGGACTATCGCGGATGGCCGTCTGCGGTTGGATTCGGCGGGGGTCGCTTGTGGTGGGGCGGTAAGGATTCAATGGTCGGGTCTGTGTCCGATGCTTTCTCATCGTTTGATCCGAACACCGAAGGGGATTCCGGGCCGATCAACCGCACCCTTCCCGGTGGTCAAGTCGATACCATCAATTGGATTCTGAGCCTTCAACGTTTGATGGTGGGCGGGCAGTGTGCTGAATACTCCTGCCGCTCGGATTCCCTTGACGGGCCATTGACGCCGACGAATTTCAACCCGAAGAAGGCATCAACGCAAGGGTCTGCCGCGGTGCGTGCGGTGGCGATTGATTCCCAAGGGGTATATGTTCAACGCGGCGGGACGCGGGTCTATACCTTGGCGCTGACCTCCAATCAGGTCACGTTCGACTACACCGCCTCAGACTTATGTTCGATCATCCCGGAAATCGGAAAGCCGCAGATTGTCCGGATCGCGGTTCAGAGACAACCCGATACCCGGATTCACTGCGTTCGCTCTGATGGGACCGTTGCTTTGCTGATCTTTGATGCAACTGAACAGGTGACGTGTTGGGTTGATGTCGAAACCGACGGAGACGTGGAAGATGTCGCAATCCTTCCCGGTGACGAAGGGGATGACGAGGATCACGTCTATTACGTGGTCAAACGGACTATCAACAGCGCAACCGTGCGTTACTTGGAAAAGTGGGCCTTCCAGTCTGAGTGCCTTGGAGACACGACCTGCAAGCTTGGGGATTCGTTCGTGACCTACTCTGGAGCGGCAACCACCACGATCACGGCCGCGCATTTGGCCGGCGAGAATGTCGTGGTCTGGGCTGATGGTGAAGACGTAGGAACGACCTCAACATGGACGCAGACTTACACTCTTGATGGATCGGGGCAGGCCACTCTTTCTGCCGCCGTCACCGCCTACATGGTCGGACTACCGTATGAAGCTGACTTCAAGGGCGGGAAGCTACTGCAACTGGCAAGCCAGATGCCTACCCCATTGACCCAAATGAAAGCCGTTCGATCGCTTGGACTGATCATGGCGAATGTCCATCCAAAAGGACTTAGAATCGGGCGTGACCTCACTGCTGCAAACATGGACAATCTACCTGAACTGGAAGCAGGGACTACGGTGGATCAGGACACGATGCGAACCGCTTACGACGAAGACCCGATTATCTTTCCTGGATCATGGGGAACCGATGAAAGGCTTTGCCTGAAAGCCGCGGCGCCTCGTCCTGTAACTGTCATGGCGGCCATCATGGAGATTGAAACATGATCATCCGGCCGGCAAGGACAGAAGACATCTTGGCGCTTGGCTCAAGGCGTGAAACATGCCGTGCTCTGGTCGCTGAGGAATCGGGGCGCGCGATGGCTGTATTTGGAATCTATCCGTTATGTACCCGATGGGTTTTGTTCGCATGGGCTACCGACGAGTTTCGCAAGAACAAACGGGCCGTAGTTGAGAGTGTGAGGGCCATGTGGGAACTGATCGCCAGCAGGCCATTCATGCCGTTACTGGCCCACGCCGATCCTGAAATA